ATCTTACGACCATCTACAGGCACCGAAAAACACTTCAGAGGTATATTGCCTATAGACACGACAGTTTTTGGTATCCAGACCAAATCGCGACCTATAACCCTAGGACGATCCGCTGCCGTCATTGCAACCAGATTATGCTCATCTGGTCCAACAAAAGCAACACGATCCATTTGGTGAGCCGTCGTGAGCAACCCACCACCAACACTGAGACAATGACAAAGTTTTTGGCGATCCTTGTCAAAACAGAAGCCACCAGGGTATGTCCTTATAGGAGGACATTCCTCATGGAAAGCTTCTTTGCGGCGCTCCTTATCATCCTCAGCCATGACTTTTTCAACAGCAGCAACTTCGTCGCAAAGTTTCCTAGGATTATCTAGAAGCGCACACACCGCTCCCACCCCCTTCGATTCACAAAGAACACTAACTATCTTTGTGGATTTCACCGCCGGGTAGTAGCGCAACATGCACTCATAGACAGCCGCCATGTTGACAGCACCGTCTTTACTATGCCTAAGATTGAACTTCTCCGTAGTCCAAGGACGGAGACGTTCGGTCTCAGCCGAGTCGTCCAACCAATTGCAAATGCGTTTTTCTGAATGTTTATTCATTTGATTAAACAAAAGATCAACATTAACATCATGCGCATGAGCAAGATCTTCAGCCATCCAACGATCTTCTGGATTCCCAGTAAGAACAATCTTACTGGTCTTAAAGGTGACGGCCGAAGAGCTAGTCGCAACTGGAGTTGGATTCACCGCAACACAAGCCTCTACCGCGGGCGGCGGCAGAGGCGGTGCTACAGCAACAGGACGCTCTATCAAATGCAGGGTAGGCGGTTTGACGGCACCCACCGCTGAATTAGCTAGAGCCTCAGGAGCAGCTCCGCACTGTTCCGCTTTTGGGGCAACCGAAACAGCAACCGCTGGAGGTACACAAGGGGCTGCCTCCAGTGAACCTTCCTTTTTGAGACGCCTCTCCAGGGACCTATAACAATCACGCAAAGATTGTACCTCTTTACGCAACTGCAACAATGAGACCCCCTTTGACTCGTAATCACCAGGAAGGATGTTCTCATCATACTGACCACCCATATCCCAAGGTCGAGTATATTCAACCTTGGAAGTTGGGTTCGAGACCACACGGTAACGCGTGCCGCCTTTCACAAAAAACCTCCTCCCATGCTCATCTTCATCGATGTCATTGGGATGATCGATCTCGCTCAAGCGAAACACACGACGCTCATGTTTGGGATCACGATACTCAGCACGCAGAGCAGGTTCCAACCAGGCCACAAAAAGATCTTCATCGGCAATATCAAAACGACTCAGATCTCTCCTGTCGGGTTCATCGAGTTCATCACGCTCAAGAAGGCGCTCATAATACTCATCAAGAGTATCATATTGAACCTGACGCCTCCTCTTCTTGTTCTTCCCTTTCTTCCCTTCAAGGACGTCCACAACAACCTCGCCGGTGGCGCGATCCACCGACAACTTTGCCTCATGAACTACTTGACGAGCAGCATCAGCCATGGCTAAAGCATCAGCCACAACCGGATGAACACCACCATGGAGACCAAGACCGGGACGTGCCAGTTCCACTGTCGGGGGTACCGCGTTGTAAGCAGGCACCCGCAACCGAAAAGCCGCACGCCCATCATGCGCAGCTTCAAGCAAAGCTGCAAACTCCGTAGGACGACGAAACCAATCGTAAACTTCCAAGGTCGCATATAGAAAAGGGTAAAACAGCAAGCTACCCCAGCCATTAAAGGCCAGATAACCAGCTGCTGTCCAAAGTATAATGCGCCCAAAATTCAACCGATCGGTCAAAAGTCTAATAACCTTCACACGCTTGTCAACTGCCACTCCATTCTCACCTACGCCATGCATCAAAGCATCCTCTACACCTAGGTTCAGAATACGAATGCGACGTTTCAGTTTAACCCACAGAACGCACTCATAGCAGCCACGACCAAGACATGCTAAGGCCACAAAGACCCTCAACACGGTAAAAAGCCCGACATCATAAGCACGGTGCACATAAAGGACTAAACCCGTCACCTGCTTAAAATATGGCACAACAGCCGCGGAGACATTCATGAAGATCCAATAACCTTCATTTTCTGCAAGATCTGTTGCCGCAACACTACACATCACAGCAACTTGTTGTTTACGCGCACGCTCGATGCAGAAGTGTGTCAAGCCCCAAGCTACATTGAGACAAGACGCACACCGCAAATCAGCCTCGCTAGGCTGGTCTTTGAAGAACGTCACATTGCTTATGTTAACAGCAACGCTCACTATCGGTTCAGTGGCGCAGTGTGTAACTTTGCAACGATTCTCCCATTCATCTGTGTGGGATTTGCACAGCTGTTCGGCCTCCGACGAAGCCGGCAAGCTGTACACATCACCCAAACGAACAAAACCAACGGGATAAGTAAGACCTGTGTAGTGGTACACAGCTCCTACCAGCACAGGATCAGACAACATACGCCATGCTGCCAAACTGGAGACGCCAACAAGAAGAGACCACATCAAAACCATCAAAACAGGGTGTTTCGACGAACGTCTCTCCTCG